GCAGCCGAGCCAACAGGTGCGAACCTGTTCTAGCGCGGTAGCTCCCGGCGGCGTTTCTCCCTTCGCCGCCGGGAGCGTCTACCCAAGGGGGGAAGGGAGAATTTCAATGACACAGAATATTACGGCACACGCGGAGAGGATCGCCCGGCACTACTGGGGTGAGCCGAACGCGAAGCTGTCTATAAAGGGCCGCACGCTGCGCTGGGGGACGAAGGGCAGCAAGGAACTCGACCTAATCAAGGGCGCTTGGTATGACTTCGAGGAAAATTGCGGCGGGGGCTGCGTTGACCTCGTGAAGAAGTACGGCAAGCTCGGCATCTCCGGCTCAGTGGCCGACGTGCTTGAGCGCGAGTTCGGCATACAGAAGCAGGCGCAGAAGGCGCTGGAGCCGAAGCAGTACATTCAGCGCATTTACTCGTACTACGACGCTGACGGCGCGGAGGCGTATCAGGTGTGCCGCATGTACCCGAAAACCTTCCGCCAGCGCAGGCCGGACGGACGCGGCGGGTACATCTACAAGATGGATGGCGTCGAGCCGCTGCCGTACAACCTGCCAGCGATAATCAAAAACCCGCGCGAGCCCGTGTTCGTCGTCGAGGGCGAGCAGTGCGCCGACGCACTCATCGAGGCCGGGCTGGTCGCCACGACGAACCACGGCGGGGCCGGGAAGTGGCTGGACGCTCACTCAGAGCATCTGGTGGGCCGCAACGTGATCGTCATGCCCGACAACGATGAGGCGGGCCTTAGGCACGCCGACAGGGCGATTGCGAGCCTGTGGGGCAGGGCGGCGCACATTAAGCGCGTGGACCTGCCGGGGCTGCCGGACAAGGGCGACGTGGTGGACTTCCTGCGGGCGCACACGCTCGATGATCTGATAGAGATCGTACAGAAGTGTCCGACGCTGACGCACGCGCCGGAGGCGGGCGATGTCGAGATAGAGGATGAGGGCGATTACTTCGCGGTGCAGCGACCGGGTGAGCTTAAACGCATGCCGCCGGTCGAGTGGGTCGTGGACGGGCTGCTGACGCAGTACGGGTTCAGCGTGATGTACGGCGCTCCGGCCAGCGGCAAGTCCTTCATCGCGCTCGATATGGCGCTCAGCGTCGCCACAGGGCGTCCGTGGCAGGGTCAGCCGGTGAAACAGTCTGCGGTGTGCTACATCGCCGCAGAGGGCGTAGGCGGCTTCGGCAAGCGCATAGCAGCGTGGGACGCGCACAACAACGTCAACTCCGACGACGCGCCGATGTTCCTAATCAACACAGCGGTCAAGTTCCGCGAGGAAGAGGACGTGACTAAGCTGCTCGCCACCATCGACAGGGTGGCGGAGGATGAGGGCGTCACGTTCGGGCTGGTCATCGTCGACACCGTGGCGCGGGCGCTGCTGGGCGGTGACGAGAACAGCGCCACCGATATGGGGCTGTTCGTCGAGGCGTGCGACGTAATTAAGGCGCACACGGGCGGTGCGGTTATGGGCGTGCATCACGCCGGAAAGGACGCCACACGCGGCATGCGTGGCTCTACGGCGCTTCTGGGCGGCGTTGACACGTCACTGCTGGTCGGCAAGAGCGAGGAATACGTCACGCTGCGTACCGAGAAGCAGAAGGACGCCGAGCCTATGGGTGACATCGTGATGACGCTGACACCGATTGCGACGCTGTCCGATCCGTCTGCGGTGCTGGTGCGCCAAGACGGCGACGCGCCTGCGCCGAAGAAAAAGAAGGCGTGGAGGCCGTCCGGGCATCAGAAAATGGCGCTGAGGGCGTTTGAAAACTTATGCGTTGATCGCGGCTCGCCGAAGGTCTCATACCGTGATTGGGGGGCCAAAATGGTGGCGGAAATGCCCGACGCAGCCGACAGTTCGAGGAAAACGGCGCGAGATGCACTGATGAGGGAGGAATGGATCATCTGCGTTGATGGTGTATGTTGGAAAAACAAAGAGTTAACTAGTGTTTGAACGTAGAAACGAAGGTGCTGCGTTGACGACGTAGCTCCTGCGTTCGCTACGTTCCTCCCTTAGGGGAACGTAGCGACGAAGGCTACAGCGAAGGTAGAGAAGGGAGAAAGTAAGTGGCAAAGAGACAGAGAGTGCCGAAGGGCAAGACATCGAGGGAGTGGCGGTTCTATCCGTCAGAGCGAGACGCGGATAAGTGCCGTCGTGCGCTTGCGTCTTATGATGCAGTCGCGAGGGCGATTGAAATAAACTGGGGCATCGACCGATTGCCGTTACTCGTTGAGCCGGAACTGCGGGATCGCTTCTGGGCGCAGATGGATGTGCTTAACGCGGCGTTGGCGAAGGGTAGTGGCGTCGAGGTCGAGGAGGCCGTGGCGTCAACGATACGCGGCGTGCAGGCTCTGGAGCGCAGGGCGGAGGAACTTGGCGCGGAGCCGGTCAGCGGCGAAGTGTGGGAGGAGACCACGCCGAACGGATCTGTCGTGGCGGTGTGCAAGGACGCATCCGAGATTGCGAAGATACGCAATGACGGCAGGCTCGACCGGGTGTACACGATGAGCGAGGTCGCAGCCATCGTCGAGGCGTGGGAAGAAAGCAAGCCCGGTCAGGTGGTCAACAAGGTGAAATCACTATTCGATGGTGCTACAATCGAGAGCGTGAAGCCGAAAGCGGTTGAGAGTGACCTCAATGACGAGATACCGTTCTGATGGCGGGCACGGAGAAATGGCAGGACAAGATGAATATCCTGTACACGGATGAGGAGTATCAACTCCTCGGTAATCATGCTTGGGTCGATGTGCATACGCTGACGGTCCACATCATGCGCGGCAAGCACGGCGTGAAGGTGGAGATATACCCGGCAGCGCATGACGGCATCAGCGACGCTCTGGCGTCTTGCGAAGCGCGGTGGGAGAAACCTGACGCGGCTCACAGGACGAGGGTGGTAAAGCGATATGTTAGATAGGGGCGATGGCAGCTTCGCGGTGTGGCTTGACCGCGACTGCTGCCCTAAGTGCAAGAGTGGGCCGTTAAAGGGCGCTGAGGGCGTCTGGGAGTGCGGTTCGTGCGGTTTGGTGATAGGAGATATCAATGAACAAGACAGAGGCTTTGCAGGCGGCTATAAGCGCCGTGGCGGAACGTGGCGAGAATTATGGCGCGGTGCGGGAGAACCATCAGCGGATAGCGAACCTGTGGTCGGTCGTGTTTGGGCAGACCGTAACGCCTGAGCAAGTGGCGCTCGCGATGACGTGCCTCAAGGTGGCGCGTCTTATCGAGACGCCGGACCACGAAGATAGCTGGGTAGACATTGCCGGTTATGGCGCTTGCGGTGCCGAAATAGCAACGGAGTGGAGCGACGATGGCTGACGTGATCAACCTCGAAGAACAGGAACGCGACTGGGTTCGGTTCTTTCGCGAGCATTGGGACTGCGACTGGTGCGGCTTGCCAACGCGCGGCAGGGTGTACGAAGAGACGCAGACTGTCGTGTGCAGCAACTGCCGCAAGCCGCTGCTGGAGATAGACAGCGATCCGCAGCACTACATCGCGTTCGAGGAGGATTTCGACTGATGGCGTATCCGAAGGTGGACGAGAGCGTCTGGCCTGAGTTCTTGGAGCGGATCAGTAACGGCGAGGCCGTGCGGGTGATTTGTAAGGACAAGAGCATGCCAAGCTGGGCGACGGTAGCGAGGAAGATCGCTGCCGAGCCTGAGTTCGAGAAGCAATACCGGATGGCGCTTGAGTTCCGTGGCATGTTGCTGGCCGAAGAACTCGACGAGATCTACCGAGACACACGAGCCGGGATGATTGACCCGGCAAGCGCTCGTGTCGCCGCTGACATCCTCAAGTGGCAAGCGGCTCGGATGACGCCGAAGATTTACGGAGACAAGCAGCAGGTCGAGGTAGCTGCGTCGAAAGGCGGGTCGTACCTTGAGGCGCTAACGCAGGTTAACGCGATTGAGCCGGTAGTGCTGACAGACGAGAGAGACACACAAGCGGAGACACTACGCGCGCGCGACAGCGGTCAACCGGATAATGGTTGATTGCGTGTCGTATATGCGACCATTTGCGGATGTGCATATCGCGAAAATGCTATGTCGCTGAAAACGCACAATATTATTTTTCCATAATGGACATTATGCGACATTTTCGTGAAACATTCCGTGAAACATCGACCCCCCCCGTCTCGCGCAGGCGACCGGGGCCGAAGAAAAATATATACCCCTTACACGTCCCCGCCATATGCACAAAAAACCGCGTTTTTTATACATACACCCCCACCCCCCCTTTCGGAGATAGCGCATGACCCCTTCTGGCGCTGAAAAAAATGATCTCGTGCAGATGATCGCGCAGTTTCGCGATGAGCCGCGCTTTTTCGTGCAGTCCGTCCTCGGCGCGACGCCGCAGCGCTGGCAGGCCGAGGCGCTCGACGCTGTGGCGCAGCACGACAAGGTCGCGATCAAGTCCGGTCACGGCGTCGGGAAGACGGCCTTTGAGTCGTGGGTCGTGTTGTGGTGGCTCCTGACGCACTATCCGTGCAAGGCGGCTGTCACGGCCAACAGCGCCCACCAGCTAAGTGATGTCCTGTGGACCGAGATTGACCGCTGGGCGCGGAACATGCCGCAGGCGTTCAAGGACCTGCTCGATTTCAAGTCAGACAAGATCGCGCTCAAGGGTGCGTCGGACAGCTTCGCCGTCGCGCGTACGAGCCGCCGGGAGAACCCGGAGAGCCTCGCGGGCTTCCACTCCCCCCACATGCTTTTTGTGATCGAGGAGGCATCCGGCGTGCCGAACGTGATTTTCGAGACTGCGTCGGGTGCGCTGTCCACCCCCGGCGCGAAGATTATCATGTGCGGTAACCCGACCCGGTCCGATGGGTATTTTTACGACGCATTCCACAGCGACCGCGAGAAGTGGCACTGCCTGACCGTGTCGTGCCGTGACGGCGATTACGTTGACCCGAAATTCATCACCGATATGGCCGAGAAGTACGGCGAGGCGAGTAACGTGTTCCGCGTGCGCGTCTTGGGCGAGTTCCCGACGCAGTCTGATGACGTTTTGCTGCCGTTGCACCTTGTGGAGGATGCGACACACCGCGACGTGGAGGCCGGGCCGACCACGCCGGTCACTTGGGGGCTTGACGTGGCGCGCTTTGGCTCGGACAGGTCCGCGCTGGCCAAGCGTCAGGGAAACATCCTCGTTGAGCCTATCAAGACGTGGCAGAACAAGGATTTGATGGAGTTGGCCGGCATCGTGCTTGCCGAATACGACGCCGTGCCGTACAGCAAGCGCCCGCAGGCGATTTACATTGACGCGATCGGGCTGGGAGCCGGTCTGGCCGACCGATTGCGCGAGTTGGACATGCCGGCGGTCGCGGTATCGGTCAGCGAGACGGCATCCCTGAAGGATCGCTTCAATCGCCTGCGCGACGAGTTGTTCTGGGCCGCGCGCGAGTGGTTCGAGGCGCGGGACTGCAAGATACCACACGACGACACGCTCATATCGGAATTGACCGGCATCCGGTACAAATACCTCAGCAGCGGCAAGCTGAAGATCGAGAGTAAAGACGAGATGAAGAAGCGCGGGCAGCGTTCACCCGACGTGGCGGACGCTTTTGTGCTGACGTTCGCGGGGCAGGGGGCGGTTGCCGGAGGTTTCTCTAGGGGTTACAATAGCAACCGCGTAGTCAAGCCGAAAACGAACTGGGTGGTGTGATGGCCGATTTATATCGGGGGTATGATGCAGGATTGCTCGACGCCTCCACCGCTGACAGGGAGCAGGGGCGTCAGGCTAGGAATGATTTTTTTCGCGGCGTGAAATTTTCTCCGTTTGATTTGCTCGGCGCGCCGGTTGATCTCGTTAATATGGGTTTGCAGGGCGTGGACACGATGTTCGGGCGTCGCAACGTGCTTGGCTCCGAGCGCCCCCTGCTTGGCGCGGATGATCTGATCAACCGATATGCCGATTTCGTCGATTATTTGGGTTATGACTACGGTCGCCCTACTGGGTCGCTTGCTGAGACCGCTGGACGCGTCACAGGCGGCATTTTAGCGCCCACTGGCGGCGCTGCGACGCTTGCGAAGATGGAAAGCAACGTCTCCGGCCTTATTAAGGCTGCGCGGGACGCTAGGAGCTTGCGGAGTGAGGCAGCTGACCTCGCCGCAAAGGGAGATGATGCCGGGGCTGCTGAGGCGTCGCAAGTTGCGACGGTTCTGGAGGTGGAGGCCGCCCCTCTTGTCAGCGTTTTGCAAAGGATCGACGCCGATGGCAAAGTCCCGAAATTCACCGTCAAAGACGACGGAACATACCTCAGTGTCGGAACAGATAAGGCTGACGCTGGAAGGGCCGTTGAGGTCGTCAGACAAGCCAGACGAGATATGGGAGCGGAAGAAGCGCGAGTGGCAAGCGATGACCCACTTACGGCGCAGGAAATCCGTTTTATCATCGAAAGCCCCGAACTGAATGATGCTCTTCGTTTCGGCGACGAGATATCAATGGCTGTCAACGGACGCCCGTTTGATACCGAATTAATTCTTGGCGAGGGTGGTTTTGCAAACCGGCCAAGCAGCGTCGCAAAGCAGGTTGCCATTGGCCGTGCGTTTGAAATGGCGGTTCAGGGCAGCCCGGAGTATAAATCGCAGGTTTTTTCCGCATATGGCGAAAAATATCCTTCCGTTCTGGAGGCTGTTGGGGCGAAAGACTATGACGATCTGGTGCAGAAATCGTACCTCCAGATGCAGGCGGAAACTGAGGCGCAGTTTAACCGCCTGCCGGTGAATACGTTTTTTCATCCGGGTGATTTCGAGTATGTAACATCGAAGGGCGGCACTAACTCCATCGGGATGCTGCGCGATGTGATACAGAACCAAAACTTGAATGTGTTCCGGGGCGGTGATCCACATGAGTTTTTAAGCCGCGTTGACCCGGCCACGGGCTTGTCGTCGAACGAAAAATTCCGCGCTGTCCACGACTATGCTGGTCACGGCATCCTCGGAAATAAATTTGACGCGCTAGGCGAAGAGCGCGCATATGCGGCACATTCTCAGATGTATTCGCCTCTGGCGCGTATGGCTATGGCCGCAGAGACGCGGGGGCAAAACAGCCTTGTCAACTACACCCCGTTAAACGTCGAGCTTGAGGCGCAGATAGCCAAAGAAATGGACAATCTGAAGGCGGCGCGGACAGACGAGGCCAAGGCTGAAATCAACGCGCGCATCATTGATCTTCAGGGCCAGCGTCGCTATGCCGATCAGGCTTCGGTTTTGTTGCCGCCAGAAATGCTTGATGTCCAGTATGCTGGCGGCATGCCTGAGTATTTGCGTGGCGTGAACCAGCCGCTTCTTGGATCGACCGTGGACGATGTGCCGGTCTATCACTACTCGAAGACGCCCGGCCTTTTGGAAATTGACCCGGCATATATGGGTTCAAGGATGGGGCCGGAGGGGTATGCAACCCCGGATGAGATGAGCGCCCTCACCGGGTATGGCCGCCCTGCTCGCTCATTTTATTTTGCGGACGAGGCTCCCGATAGAATTGTCGATCCGGCTATGAGAGGCGCGACTGCGGGCTATGAGGGCCGCGCGTCAGGTCTTTATGATCCTATTGCTGACCCGTTGAAATTGCGTATGCTGGCGCGAGAAAGAAACAAAGGCGTTACGGACAGGAAGCTCTTCCTTAAGGATTTGGATGCAGCCGTTCAGGCATATGGTTATTCCGGGCAGGTTGTTCCGTTCAGCGAAACGCGCCGGGCTGCGCTGCTGTTTGATCCGCTTCCTGTCACGCCGAACCAAGGGATTTTGATAGAATGAGACAGCACGAAAAACTTTGTTACCTGCCGACCCGAAAGCTGTGTTCCTTGAACGAGGCGCTTGAGGATGAGCATTTTCCAGAGGCTCGCGAGAATGTTTTTCGGCAGGAGACGACGACATATGAGTATGTTGATGAGGGTGTGAAGGTTACGCGGTTCGTTCGCAATTATAGCGGCGACACTCATTGGGACAGCACGAGCAGTCAAATCATTAGGCATCGGGAGGACTGGAATGGCCCCACGCGCCCCTAAAGACCCCCGCCTAGCGCGCGCAGGCGTTAGCGGTTACAATAAGCCGAAGCGCACCCCGAGCCACCCGAAGAAATCTCATGTGGTTGTGGCGAAGGAGGGCGACAAGGTTAAGACGATCCGCTTCGGCCAGCAGGGCGTCAGCGGGTCGCCAATGAAGAAGGGCGAAAGCAAATCAGCCGCCGCGAGGCGCAAATCGTTCAAGGCGCGTCATGCGAAAAACATCGCAAAGGGCAAGATGTCAGCCGCTTACTGGGCGGATCGCACAAAGTGGTAACCCGATGGCCGCGTCGCTTCGCGGCTTGAGGCAACAAATCGTGAAGCCGCGCAAGGGGCGTGGCTCATATTCTAGAAAGGACAAGCACGATGGGATACGGTAAGGGCAAGGGCGGCAAAAAAGGCGGCGGTCACAACACCAAAACGGGCAAATACTGCTGACGATGGCGCGGCGTTTCCCCAGTGTCCCGAAGGATAAGCGCACCGGCCTCGCGAAGAAATACGTCGCTGGGTCGCGCTCTCCATCTCGCAAGGCAGCGGAGATTAAGCGCACCGCCAAAGCCTACAAAGAGGGACGCAACATCGACGTCAAAAAAGTAAGCGCGTCGCGCGCCGCTCAGGCGAAGAGGAAAAAGAAGCGTGGCAAAAGCTAAACCACTATCCGAGGCGACCAAGAAGACGCTCCGCGAGAAGGCGGAAAAGTCGAACATGACCTACGGCGAACTCGCCAAGGTGTACCGTCGCGGTCAGGGGGCTTACCTGTCCAGCGGCTCGCGTAACGTGCCAATGGCTGCTTGGTCTATGGGGCGCGTGAACTCTTACATCAGGGGTGACAAGGCCCGCACCGCTGACAAGGATATCTACAAGGCCGCTCGCGGCAGGAGTAAAAAAAGATGACCACCTGCAATAACTGCGGACACCCGCGTCGCTGCGCCACGATGGGGCGCTGCATTATGGGCAAGATGCCCCCAGCCCCGGAGCCTCCCAAGGAGCCGGCGGTGAAGAACGTCAACACGACCAGCGGGAACGTCCTGATGAAGGGCGAAAAGCTGGTTTCTGCCGCGCCTAAAAAGGCCGCTAAGAAAAAGGCGAAGTGATGTCAGAGATGGACGACGTACAGCTTGGTTCTATTGTCAGCGGCGAGATCACTGACGCGCTGAACCATTTCGACAGCGAGTACACGCAGGACCGCCTGCGCGCGCTGGATTTCTACCTCGGCGAGCCGCTCGGCAACGAGGTGGAGGGCAGGTCGTCCGTCGTCGCCACCGAACTGGCGGATACAGTCGAAGCCATCATGCCTAATCTTATGCGGGTGTTCTCGACGAATGACAAATACGTCCGCTTCGCCCCGCGCTCCGGCGAGGACGTCGAAGCCGCCGAGCAGGCGTCGGATTACGTCAACTATATCATCCAGAACCAGAACGACGGCTACAAGCTGCTGCACACGTTCTTCAAGGACGCGCTGCTGTTCCGCGCTGGCGTGATCAAGTTCTTTCACGAGGAAGTCGAGGAAGTTGACGAGGAAGAATATTTCGGCCTGAGTGAGCCGGAAATGGTCATGCTGCTGAACGATCCGAACATCGAGATCGTGGAGCAGAACGAGACCGTGATGGCGAGCTACACTGACGACGACGGCACCGAGGTGCCGGTTGACGTGCAGTATGATATGTCGGTCCGCGTGAAGCGCAAATCGGGCCAGATTAAGGCAATCAACGTGCCGCCAGAGGAGTTTCTGGTCTCGCGCCACGCCGTGTCGCTGGACGAGTGCCACTTTGTAGCGCACCGCACCTCTATGACCGTCAGTGAGCTTGTGGCGATGGGCTACGACCGCGACATCATCGAGCAGTACGCCGGCGAAAACGAACTCGACACCGACCGCGAGGTCAATAACCGTTTCCAAGACCTTGAGGCCGCGACCGGGGTTGACCCGGCTGACCCGACCCTGCGCTCGGTGATTTACCACGAGTGCATCATGAACGTGGACTTCGACGGCGACGGCATTGCCGAGCGTCGCCGCATCTGCGCGATTGGTGGCGACGGCGCGTACATCTTGCACAACGAGCCGTGGGACCACATGCCATTCGCGGTATGCTCCCCGATCCTGATGCCGCACCGCCTGATCGGGCGTTCTATCTATGACCTAACCGAAGACCTTCAGGTGATTAAAACCACGCTGATGCGCCAGTATCTCGACAGCGTCTACAGCAGCACGCTGCCGCGCATGATCGCGGTCGAGGGTCAGGTAAATCTCGATGACTTGCTTGACGGCTCGGCTGGTGGCGTCATCCGCGCACGCCAGCCCGGTATGGTGCAGCAGATTACCGGCGCATCTGTCGGCGGCGAAATCCGCCCGTTGATGGATTACCTCGACAGCGTGAAGGAGACCCGCACCGGCATGAGCCGCGCGTCTCAGGGTCTGTCGCCCGACGCGCTCCAGTCCTCGACCGCCAGCGCGGTCGCTGCGACCGTTCGCGGCGCGCAGGTGAAGCTGGAGAGTTACGCGCGCACAATGGCCGAGACCGGCGTGAAGGACTTGTTCAAGGGCATCCTGCATCTGGTGCTGAAGCACGACAACAAGCCGAAGGTCTTCCGCCTGCGGAATAACTTTGTGCCTATTAACCCGGCGGAGTGGAAGTCGCAGTTCGACACCATCGTGCAGGTTGGGCTTGGCACCACGGACGACGAGACGAAGATCGCGTTCCTGACGCAGGTCGCAGCCAAGCAGGAGCAAATCCTGATGCAGATGGGGCCGCAGAACCCGATTGTGTCGATGGAGCAATACGTCAACACGCTGCGCTCGATTGCGGAAATTGGCGGCTTCAAGGACGTAGATCAGTTCTTCAACTCGCCGCAGATGA